GGTAATTCGGACCCCCTGCTATTTCTAGCCACAGAAGTTTCGGTACGGGTTTCACTTCACTAAAGTAAAGTTGAAAAAACACAGCCATTCGGTGATCTTAACTTGACCATGTTAAAGATAGAAACGATCGCAATAGGTGACTTAATCCCTTTTGCGAAGAACAGCCGAACGCATTCCGATGCACAGGTCGCTCAGATCGCGGGAAGTATCCGTGAGTTTGGGTTTACAAACCCAGTTCTGATAGATGAAAAAAACGGGATCATTGCGGGACACGGCCGAGTTGCTGCTGCTCGCAAACTAGAATTAGATTCCGTCCCTTGCATACGGCTCGAGGGATTAACCTCGGCACAGAAACGGGCTTATGTTATCGCGGACAATAAGATTGCTCTTAACGCAGGGTGGGATGAAAAACTATTAGCGTTAGAGTTGAAGGAACTAGGCGACCTAGGTGTATCGAACGACCTGACGGGCTTTACCTCAGAAGAGATCGCAGCCCTGTCGATGGACGATATCGCAGAGGCAGCAGAAGAGCCTTATACGAGAAAGATCGAAGCCCCTAAGTACGAGCCGTCTAACGATAAGCCAAGCATAGAATCTCTCTGCAATCGAGAGAAGGTCGAAAAGTTATTGGCAGATATTAAATCTTCAAATCTAAATGAAGATGAAAAGCGGTTCTTGGCTTTCGCTGCAGAACGTCATACGGTTTTCGACTTTAGGCTAATAGCCGATTACTATGCTCATACTAATGCAGAGATGCAGGAGTTAATGGAGCGGTCGGCTCTAGTGATCATCGACTTCGATAAGGCTATTGAAAACGGCTACGTCTCCTTGACTAAAAACATCATGGAGCAATACACGCAGGACTACTTCGATGACGATGAGGAGTAGCGAATTTGCTACCTTTATCCTGACGCATGGAAGACCTGATCGCGTTTATACGATCAACACTCTTAAGCGGTCTGGATATACGGGGAAGATATACCTTGTGGTTGATGATGAGGATAAGACCCTTGAGGAGTATCGTAGACGGTATCCTGGGCAGGTTCTCGTTTTCTCTAAGAAAGAAATTGCCAAGACCTTTGACGAGGGCGATAACTTTAAGGGTCGTATGGGTGTAATTATTTACGCTCGCAATGCTTGTTTTGAACTCGCTAAACGAGTTGGGGTTAAATACTTCTTTCAGTTAGACGACGATTACACGGACTTTCGATACAAGTTTAACGATAAGCAACAGTACGGCGATTGGGGTATTAAAAATCTTGATTCAGTGCTAGATCATTTGCTTGATTACTATAAGTCAATTCCTGCAACCTCTATAGCAATCGCACAAGGCGGCGATTTTATGGGAGGAAAAAACGGATCAATGGCTAAAAAGATCAAGCCAAAAAGAAAGGCAATGAATACTTTTATCTGTAGCACTGATCGCCCTTTTAAGTTTTTCGGCAGAATAAACGAGGATGTGAATACCTATACTTTGCTTGGTCTGAAGGGATATTTATTTTTCACAATACCTTTGCTAGCAATTCAGCAAAAAATGACTCAAAGCAATGCTGGTGGCATGACTGAAACTTATCTTGATGCGGGAACATATCTAAAGAGTTTTTATTCTGTTTTATATTGCCCTTCATCTGTAAAAATTGCGGAAATCGGGGCAAAACATAGACGTATACATCACAAAGTTAGTTGGAATAATACCACTCCGGTTATTGTGGACGAGAAGTTTCGCAAAATTAAGAGTCGCTAATGCCTGTAAATGTAGAAGCCATCGCGAAGGCGCTAAACCTTACAACGCGAAGGGTTCACCAATTAAAGGCAGAGGGACTGCCAACGGTAGGCAGAGGTCAGTACGAACTCGGCCCATGCATGGCTTGGTATATCCGATACCTTCAAAGCAAGTTAGACAAACTCGGGCCGAACACGAACCCAGAGACGCCGGACTTATTAGCGGAAAAGACTCGCCTTGCGAGAGAGCAGGGCGACAAGTTAGCGCTAGAGAATTCTATTAAGCGCGGACAACTGCTCTATGCTGACGATGTTTCTCGCGTATGGGCAGATCACATCTCAAGCGCGAAGTCTAAAATCTTGGTCATTCCGAGCAAACTCGGACCGCAGTTGGTAAACATCGACAATGCAAACGTCATCGCAGGAAAACTCCGCGACGAACTCGACGCAGCCCTCGCGGAACTTGCCGCGGATAACGACGAACATTTACGAGCCGTTGAGATTAGCGAGGAAGTATTGGAGTCCACCGCCGAAACTGACGATTTCGGAATGGGCGGATCGTTACCGCAAACTATCGAGTGAGTCCTCGGCAGAGCCGGGATACTGGCGAACCTCTCGCGCACCCTATCAGCGCGGGATCATGGACGCGATCACCGACGAAACGGTGAAGGAAGTTTGGGTTCAGAAATCCGCACAGGTCGGATGGACTGAAATCCTAAACAACGTCATCGGGTTTCACGTTCATCAAGACCCCGCGCCGATGCTGCTAGTGCAGCCGACGTTGGAGATGGCAGAGTCGTGGAGCAAGGATCGACTCGCCCCAATGGTGCGCGATACCTCGGTGCTGACCGAGCGCATTGCTGACCCGAAATCGAGAGACAGCGGAAATACGCTGCTGCATAAAAAGTTTGCAGGTGGGCATCTCACGGTAGCGGGTGCGAATAGCCCTTCGGGACTCGCATCACGACCGATCCGAATCGTGCTGTTCGACGAGGTGGATCGTTACCCGGCGAGCGCAGGGACGGAGGGTGATCCTATCTCTCTCGGTCGCAAACGCACCGCGACATTCTGGAGCCGTAAGGTATTGGCCGGATCAACGCCGACGATCAAAGGATCAAGCCGCATAGAGGCGGGATTCGAGTCGGGTGATCAACGGTTCTACTATGTACCCTGCCCGCATTGTGGGGAGTTCCAAAGGCTAGTTTGGGCGCAAGTGAAATGGCCCGACGGTCAGCCCGAGTTGGCCGAGTATGTCTGTGTGCATTGCTCTGCTCTGCTAAACGAGGCAGACAAAGCCGATATGCTCGCTCTCGGTGAGTGGCGAGGCTCGAAAGAGTTTCGAGGGATAGCATCGTTTCATATCTCGGAACTCTATTCACCGTGGACAACATGGGCTGATATGGCGGTCGCCTTCGTAGAGGCAAAACGCTTTCCCGAGACATTGCAGACTTGGATCAATACTGCACTCGGAGAGACTTTCGAGGAACGAGGCGAACAGGTCGAATCGGTTGGCCTAGCGGGTCGGCGCGAGCAGTACACCGCGCAGAGTATCCCGCAGTCAGTCTTGATGCTGTCGGCGGGAGTAGACGTACAAGATGACCGACTAGAGGTGACGGTTGTCGGCTACGGACGCGATGAGGAGATGTGGGTTGTCGAACACGCTGTACTGCGTGGCGACCCCGGCTCTGACTCTTTATGGAACGATCTCGATGGATTCTTGTCTCGTAAGCGCGAGACAGACGATGGGCGGTCGCTGCTGATCGAGGCTACGGCTATCGACTCGGGCGGTCACTTTACACAACAAGTCTACGGATACGCCGCGAGACGAAAGTCTCGGCGCATCTGGGCAATCAAGGGAGCCGGTGGATTCGGTCGGTTGATCTGGCCGAAGTCAGCGGGACGGGCAGGGAAAACCTCGGCGCAGGTTTTTATAGTTGGCGTGGATACCGCAAAGGACGTTTTGTTCGGAAGGCTGAAGCGGATACACGAACCGGGTGCGGGATATATTCATTTTCCCGCATCGGTCGATGAGGTCTATTTTGACCAGTTGACCGCCGAGACATTGATCTATCGGATGGTGCAGGGACGGCGCGTAAGGTCATATAAGCCGCGATCTAGCGGTAGCCGAACGGAAGCCCTCGACTGTCTTGTCTACGCCTATGCCGCCTTTATAGGGCGACATGGCCCGATGGTACTGCCGAACCGCAAAGTCGAACCAGTTATAGAAAAGGAAGTCACAGTTCAACCGCAGAAACCGCTACGCCGCCCCGCACCGATTCGCGGCGGGTGGATGAACGGATGGAGATAACGCATGGCCGATAAAAAGATCAGCGCACTAACGTCACTCGCACAGGCTGACATCGCTACCGCAACCGATGTGTTGCCGATTGTCGATACGAGCGCAACCGAGACCAAGAAAGCAACCCCGGCGGCTATCGTCGGCGCGGCTGCTGCTGCGGGCTTGACGAACGTAGACATCAACTCGGGTGCGATTGACGGAACGACGGTAGGCGCGAGCAGCGCATCGAGCGGTGCGTTCACTACGCTTTCCGCGACTGGCGCGTTGACGGTGGACGGTAACGCTACGCTTGGCAATGCCTCTGCCGATGCTGTGACTGTGAACGGGTACATGGGCGTTGGCGGTGCGGGCAACGCTGGTCAAGGATTAAGGCTCACATCAAATGCGTTGACTGGCACATCGCAATACGGTGCTTTTTTAGTTCCTGTTGGTACATCATCTGGCACAACAGCAGTGTATGGATTAGCCATTGCTGCCGGAACAGCGGCAAGTGCTTACACGGCTAATTTGGTTCGTCAAATTTATACTGGTGATGCGGTCAAAGGCGCAGGGTCAAATATCACCAGTCTGCAAGGTATTTATGTAGATGATTTAACTGCTGGCACAAACAACTACGGTATTACTAGTGCTGTCTCCAGCGGCTCAAACAAGTGGAACATCTACGCCAGCGGCACGGCTAACAACTACTTTGCTGGCAACGTCGGCATCGGCACGAGCAGTCCGGGGGCAAAGTTAGATGTCAACGGGAGCATCAACATAGCCTCAACGCAAAACTTGCAATGGGGTTCATCCGCGCTTGCGATTGCAGGTGCTTCCAACATCCTGACGTTCTACACCAATTCCGCAGAGCGTGCGCGTATCACGGCGGCTGGAGAATTGCTGGTTGGCGGGACAAGCACGCTCCCTGCATTGTCGGGAGGAATAACAGTTGATTGTCAACTAGGGGTGCAAAGTGTATCCGGCGGATACATTGGCGTTTTTAGAAACGATACGTCAGTCCTTACGGGAAATACAATAGGTGGCTTAATCGCCTATGGGAATGACACGACTACAAATACTGTTACGCCGCTTACTTACATTTTGTCCGCTGCATCAGGTGATCATGCTGCCGGAGACAACCCGACAGATATTACATTTGGAACGACCGCAGACAACACCTCAACCGTCAGAGAAGTAGCGCGGATAACACAGGCAGGCAACGTCGGCATCGGCACTAGCAGTCCGACTGCAAAACTGGACATTGTTGATGGCGTGTTTAGCGTGGCGAACACGGCCACTAGCGTTGACAACACGATTAGAAACTTAACGGCGACCGGAACGACTGGCGAAACCACCGGCATTAGTTTTGACGTAGCCAATAACGTCAACGGCGTTCGTATTTACGCGCAAAGAGACGGCACCTATGGAAGCGCAGCAACTCGCATTGCAAGTTTTCGTGTAGCCACAACAACTGGCGGCGTTGAATCAGAAAAATTTGCTATTACTGGCGAAGGCAACGTCGGCATCGGCACGAGCAGTCCGGCAGAGAAACTATCTGTTTCTGGGGCAATTCTTGTATCCGGTGGCGCAAACTCGTTCAATTACGATGGTTTAGTTATTGACAGGGCTTCAACGACTAGTCGCATTGCATCTGGAGCAACCAGCGGCGGATCGGAATTGACGTTCTGGACTGCCTCATCTGGTGGTAATGAAGCAGAGCGTCTCCGCATAGACAGCAGCGGCAACGTCGGCATCGGGACGACAAATCCACAAGGGCGGCTTGATTTAGGCGACGGAACATCTGCCAAGGCAATTACTTGGGGTGGGTCAACTGGAACAGCCAAATATTCAACTATTTGGACAGAGTATTCGTCAGGTTCACTCATTCTTGGTGCGGGAGTAGAAGGCAACACAAGTGCCGCTAATTTTCTCTATTCGTATACAGGAACGATTGGCACCTCTGCTATTGAATTAGACAGTTTTGGTTCTGATGGAATTAAATTCTATACAGACTCTGCTGCTGCAAGAACAGCAGGAACTGTTGCGACGATGAGCGAGAGGATGCGTATCAGTCAGTCAGGCAACGTCGGCATCGGCACGACGAGTCCATTAAGCAAACTGCATTTAAGCGGCGCTGCTACGGCCGATGCGCGTCTGACGTTTACACAAACAACCGCAGGGCTGAGTAGTCAAATCCAGCAAGGCACAACTGGAATGGCTATTAGCGCGTTGGGTAGTCAAGCAATACTGCTTGAAACCAACGGCACAGAGCGCGCCCGCATTACCTCGGCGGGAGAATTGCTGGTCGGCGGAACTACGTCAATCGCGGCAAACAGCGGAGCCATTTCTATCCAAAGAGTAGATGGTGATCCATCCCTGCGATTCTTTAGAGATGACACAACCATTACCACCGGAAATGGCTTAGGCACAATTTCTTGGTATGGCAATGACACGACAAGTAATGCGGTAACACTTCACGCTTATATTGAAGCAGTTGCATCTGATGTGCACGGCGCGGGAGACAACCCGACTGATATTAGATTTGCAACTACACCGGATGGCACGGCGACCACAGCCGAAGCCGGTCGCATCACGCAGTCTGGTTCGTATGTCCTCAAGGGCGGCACCACAACTGCCGCAGCGGGCGTGGGCATTATCTTCCCCGCGACACAGGTGGCGTCGGCTAATGCGAACAGCCTAGACGATTATGAGGAAGGTACTTGGACGCCTGTAGTCGCTGATGCTGCATCTGCTGGTAACGCAAGCGCCACGGTTTTATATGGAAACTACACCAAGATTGGCAACATCGTTACTGTGACCGCAGCGTGTGTAAACATCAACACTTCTGGGTTAACGGCAGGCAATGTCGCGTACATTCGCGGCCTTCCATTTGCCAGCGCTGATATTGCGGCTGCAACTGGATACTTCACAGGAAGTGCTTTCACAAGCGCCGTTACTATTTCAGCGCCGCCAACTGTAGTGCTTGGCGACAACGGGCAAACAGCGCTGAACCTAAATGACGGTAGTGCAATTTTGGTGTCTGACTTAACAAGCGGTTCGGCAGACATTTGGTTTACTTTGACTTATCAGGCTTAATTATCTGCATCGGACGGTGCAGACGGACAGTCCTACCAAGGAGATAAACATGGCGACTTTTGAGGAACGAGTTTTTATTAGCGAGTTTAACGTACAGTCCAACGGCAGCATCGGCGTCCGCAAAACGACCGAAGTGCTGAAGGATGGCGAGGTTATCTCGCAGAAGTATTGGCGAACCGTACTTGCGGTCAACGATCCACAAGCCAACGAGGTACTTGGCGCAGAGCCGTGGTATCTCGGCATTGCTAATAACGCATGGGCAACCATGCCGCAGGGGAACTAATAAATGAGCATCGTATACAACTGGCAAGTGAGCCAAATGGACTGCATCCCGTCAGTAGACGGTCATCAAGATTACGTTGTGGTCGTGCATTGGAACTGCTACGGCGCAGACGGCGAGTATTCCGGCAACGTGTACAGCACTTGCTCGCTGCCCGTCGTGGAGGGTGCGTCGTTTGTGCCGTACGCTGACCTGACCCTTGATACCGTCCTCGGATGGGTTTGGGCAAACGGCGTGGATAAAGACGCGACAGAGGCTGCGGTGGCGCAGCAGATTGAGAACCAGATCAACCCGCCGGTGGTTTCTCCGGCACTTCCATGGAGTGCGTAATGAATATCAAGTTGGAACTAACGCTCGAAGAAATCAATGTGATTCTTGCGGTTCTCGGGAACTGCGCGACATCGCAGGGCGTATATCCATTGTTTCAGAAGATCAAGGAACAGGG